GGTTGAGCCTGTCCAACCTGTTAAACCATTACTAAAATCTCCATTAGTTAGAATTTCTGTATCGCTTACACTAAAAACTGGTTTTATAGAATTTAACACACCTACTCCATAAGCTGTTGGAGTGGTTACAATACTTGCTTTTTGTAGTAAATTACTCATAACATTCTTTTAAGTCGTTTAACAATTGAATAGTCATTATATTATTCTCATACGTTGAAACTCTACGTCTTAAATCTGATTGCAAATAAGAAACGTAATAATCATCTCCCCATTCTACATCATTCTGCGCAGTTCCCCACCAAGAATAACTATAATATAATCCCCAATTTGATGTGTTCGCTGTTATACTCATAATTTATTTCTGCGTTTAGCGTGTTCGTTTGTGTCCACATATTTCTTTTTTAGATATTGTACTAACTTTACAATATTCTCTTTTTTTTGTTTATATCTTATAATACCCATCCACCGAAATCTGCGTTAGCTGTATCTGGATAAGTATCATCTTGTGTGTTAGCGTTGTACTCTGGATACGTATTTTGATTATATATCATAAAGTCTATAAAGTTATTAGTGTAAAATTGTGCTATATCTCTATATTTTTCTACTAAATAATCAACTTCATCCTTATCTACTGTTACACTACTTTCACTTGTGTGCTTATATACGCCACCATTAGCTACTGTATAAGCAGCAAAAGGCATATAGCATACTAATGCCCAATAAATAGTCATTGGCTTCACATATGTCTCTAAAAGTGTCTTATAAGCAGCGTTAGCTGGGTCGTTTATAGTTCCAGCTATAATTAAAGCTTGTATCTTTTCTAAAAGTTTAGTTCCTAAATAATTTTGTACCTCTGTATCTTGTGCAATCTCTACCATATAGATAAACTTGTCTGGGTCTACATTGCCAGAAAGTACAGAATACCTTTTAATGTCTTTAGTTGTTATAAATAATGCTTTTGCCATTTCTTATTTTATTTAGGGTATGCACCTCTATTAGGCATATTCTCTGGCGCAATTCCAGCTTGTTTAGAACCTGTTGGGTTTTTCATATAACTTTGAGGAATACTTCTTGTCTTTTTATAGTTCCCTAAATTCTCTGATGGCTCTGTATTGCTTTCAAGTCTATATAAGACCTTTTTCCATTTGTGTCTACAATATATTCCACCTTTAAATTTAAATAAATCGTAAGATTGTCTATTATGACCTAATTCTCTATTTACTCCCTGTCTTGATGCTTTGTCTATATCTTCAATTGTCCATACTATTCCTGTTGATGCCATATTCATCATATTTCTACAAAAGTCTCTTGTTGAACTACTTGCTTTTGATGAACCTATTGCATAAGTATATCTTATTTTATACAATCCGTTTTTAGAATCTAAATAACTAAAAGAACTTCCTTTTTTCTTTGAATCTATTTCATCTTTTAAACCTAACAGACCTTTAACTTTAGATAGTGTGCTTTTCTTCTCTTTTATTAAGTAATTTGCCCAATCTTCGTTGTCTATGTCGCTATCTTGGTCAATCTCATCAACAAATACATATTCTTCTGACATTTGTTCTCCACTCTCTGCTAAATGACCTAATACATTTTCAGATTCTTCATCTGATAGACTTGCTTTCTCGTGAGACTCACAAGGCATATAATAAACGACACCATCTTCTTCGTGTTCGTGATATCCTTGACATCCTTGCTCTAAAGCTTTAGCTTCTGCTTCTTCTTTTGTTTTATAAGCTTCAATTCCGTCTATTTTCTTTAAATTTAACTCATAACCAGTTTCTTCTTCTATGATTTCTTCATTAACTATGTCAATATCACTAAAATCAAGAGGTTTAAGAGTCTTAAAGTATAAGTCTAATGCTATATCATTAACTGAAAGAATAGCATCAATACACTCTATGACTTGGTCTTGAAAGCATTGTATAACTATATTATCAAATAGTTGTGTAGCGTTCTTAATTTCTTCTGCATTGTTTCCAAGTCCATCGTTACCTTCACGAATACCAAGAAGCATTGGAGATGTAACCCTATGACCAACGATTAGTTTTCTAAAGCACTCATCAGCTAAATACTCATAGTGTTGTGGTGCATCGTTTAAAGGAATGTCATCTATTGTAGTTTTAGATTCAGAGTTGTTGTTAAAAGCTACTATTACCTTTTCTCCTCTGCTTCCTGTTAGTTTTCCTAATACATCGCTCTTAATTGATTGCATTTTCTCTGGGTCTGGTACTCCGTTGTTAAAATTAACCACTTTAGTGCCACTAAAACCATTTATACAATCATTTATAAGGTAATCTCCTATTTCGTCCTCTAACACAGCGTAAGGCATTGCAGAAGACCAATCTGGACTACTATAATAGTACTTACCAGCTTCATATGGCTTTAAAACGTACATTTCAACACCATTTGCTTTACCAAACCCAAATGCTGGTATTCTTTCTGGTTTTTCTGTAGGTTTTAAGTTATCCCAATGATTTGAGTAGTACCAACCTTCTATTTCTCCTTCATCGTTGCATTTTTCAGCTCTTAATGTTTCCATTGGAAAGTGATGTACCTCTTTTACTCTACCATCTTGATAAACTAACTGAAATGCAGCCATTCCTAATACTTTGTAGTCATTTATGAATTTTCTTAAATCAGACTTCTTAAATAATGACATCATTTGAGCATATTGCTCTGGTCTTTTGTCTGCATCGTGTGCTGCAAGACCTTTACCATAAATCATATTAGAAATACCTATAGTAATTGCTCTACAAGTGGTTGAGTTATTGTTTACATCAATTATGTAATTAAAGTAGTTATTATCTACTCCGTATTGTACCCAATCTTTATTTTTTAACTCTACAACTTCTGGTGCTGTATAGGCTGCAAGTTTTGTTACGAAAAATTCGCTCATATTACTACGTATTCGTTAGTTGTTGCGTGTTCTGTATAAACATTTTTATTAATACTATATGTACTAATAGTTTGGTCTGTACAGAATATATTGTCTTTATAAACTACGCTTGTTCCATTTAAAACAGATAGTGTATAAAATGTTCCTTCTTTTAAGACTGGACTAAACGTTACATTGCCTTGTAAATAGTATTTATTTGTAGCAAATGTTAAACCAGAGTATGTTACTGGTGTATTTGTGTCTTGGTCTGTAATAACAATACTATCAGCAGTATATTCTCTTGGAATAAACTTTAATTGTTGTGCAGTTGCACTTGTAGTTAGTATTATCATTAAAAGCTTTTTTAAATAACAAAAAAAGTACAAAAGTGTTTTATATAAAAAAAGGGTACTCCGAAGAATACCCTTAATTTAAGAAAAATGTATAAAAATTAAGTTCCTACTACAACAACAGTATTAGTAGTATCTCCAATAATTGTAGAGTCTACAAAAAATGCTGGTGCTTTTTCAGTTCCAGTAAAAGTTATATTATAGCCATTTAAATCTCCCATAGCTGCTCCAGTAGCTGTATTCACAGCACATTCACATCCGTTTTCAATTCCAGCTAAAAAGTAATTCCCATTGTAATCTTGTACGATTACTTGAGGTCTACCATAACTTAATAATTTTAATTCTTTACGAGTTTCAAGGTCTTGTTTCTTTAAAACTATCGTTCCAGTTTGTGTCCAGAATGAAGTTCCGTTGTCCCTTGAGTTCTCGTTTGTTTGTTCGAAAGAGTTAGCACCTTTTAAATCGTATTTGTAAAAAGTAAGTGGAGATGCAAAAGCAGTTATTTCATCATTAGTACCAAATGTAGCAGTTCCTAATAAACCACTGGTATAATTTGAAATATAGATTGCAATTATTCCCCCAACCGAGTCTTTACAAGGCTCTAATCTTCCAGCTCCAATATCACAAGACATAAGTATTTGATTTTCAGTTAGTTAGCATTACAGCTAACAGTTATATAAAATATTATAGGGGGAAATTAATCCCCCATATAATAATAGTTTAATTATCCAGCGTAGTAAACTACGTCAGCACCTACTCCTATTGCAGCAGCAGCAGTAAATCTCATTACAAGTCTTACGTTTTGACTTCCATCAAGTGGAGTCATATCAATTACTCTTACTTCGTTGTAATCGTTAAGTAATCCTGTTGCAAAGAAAAGGTTACTTGATTGTGCAGCTATCATTGTATCATCTGACATTCCTCTACCTACAAAGATTGGAATACCTCCGAAAGATAAACTTCCGTTGTTATACCATTGTGT